GCCGGCGGGTCGTCGTGCAGAAGTCGGCGCAGTGTGGCGTATCAACGTACCTGATCTGCCTGGCGTTGTGGCTGGCGATGGAGCACGCCCTCCGCGTGCTGTACGTCTTCCCGGCCCGCGAGCAGTTGAGGAAGTTCGTCGCGGACCGCGTCGACAAGATCATCAACGAGAGCCCGAACGTCAAGGCCGCGGTCCGGCACCAGGACGGCGAGCTCGTCGCGAAGCGCCGCGACCAGACGTGGCTGAAGCACGTCGGCCCGGGGGCGATTTACTTCGCCGGCTCGAAGAGTGTTCTGGACTCACTGGCGGCGCCCATCGACGACGTTATAATCGACGAGCTCGACTTCTGCGTCCAGGACCACCTGGGTAAGGTGGAGCGGCGCCTCGGGCACTCGGAGTACAAGGGATTGCAGAAGATCTCGACGCCCACGATCGACGAGGTCGGCATCAACGCCGAGTACCTCAGGAGTGACCGACGGGTGTGGGAGGTGCCGTGCCCGGCGTGCGGCGAGTACCGCGAGATGCGGTTCTTCTCGCAGGTCTTCGCGGACCCCGAGACGCGGGAGCCGCGGGACCCGGAGGCCGCGGAGCTGCTCGCCGGCGTCACCGAGTACGACTGGGAGTGGCTGCAGCGGGAACTCGGCCGCGACGTGTACGTCTACTGCCCGAAGTGCGGGGCACCGATCAACCGGTTGGCCCCGGGGCGGTGGACGCCGCAGAACCCGAACAGCGCGATCGCCGGCTTCAAGATATCCAAGCTGATGAGCAGCACGAACTCCGTCGCCGAACTCGCATGCACGCACCTCGAGGCGATCGGGAATCCCACGAAAACCGAGGACTTCCACAACTTCGACCTGGGCGAACCCCACACGCAGAAGGGCGCCAAGGTCGATTCGACGATGCTGGACCGCTGCCGCCTCGACGGGTACCTGATGCCGTCGGTTTCGGATATGGCGTGCACCGCCGGCGTCGACGTCGGCGCGAAGCTGCACGCCCGGGTATCCGAACTCGTGGGGGACACGGCCACCGGCGCGACGATCCGCAAGGCGGTTTGCATCGACGCGCTGGACACGTTTGACGAGGTGGCCGCGCTGATGGCCCGGTACAATATCCGCGCGATGGTAGTCGACCACCAGCCGGAGACGCGGGCGACCGAGGAGCTGGCCGCCCGTTTCCCGGCTCGCGTTTTCCTCGCTGAGTACGACACCAGAAAGCGGGGATCCGGGTGGCTACGGGAGGGCGAGGGCTGGCCGGCGAGCCGTATTGTCCGCCTCGACCGGACGGCGTCGCTCGACGAGTCGGGCGAGGACATCCTGGAGTGCCGGGACCTGTTGCCGGCGAACGCCCGGGAGATCCCGGAGTACTACGAACACATGACCGCTCCGGTCCGCGTCCTCGAAGACGCCGCCGACGGGAACAAGCGCGCCGTATACCGCGAGGGCGGGAAGCCGGATCACTACAGGCACGCGTGCAATTATGACAGGGCGGCGCTCGAGATAATCAGGACCTACGTCCTACCGCTGGACGAGCCGGCGGTGGCAGCTAGGGTGATCGGATAATGGCCGGGAAAACTACACAACTGGCCGAAGTGGACGAATCGACGACCCGCGCCTACCTCGTAGGCCCCGAGGCCAAGGCCGTGGATGCGGAAGGCCGCGGCGAATCCACCGCCCTCAAGGACGAGCCGTGGAGTAGGCTCTACGACGCCGGCGACGTCATGAAGCCGCCGTACGATCTCGCGGAACTCGCGAAGTACCCGGAGATGAACTCGACGCTGAGGGGCTGCGTCGGCGCGATGGTCACCAACGTCGTGGGCCAGGGCTTCGAGTTCGTCCCGGCCCACGAGGACGTCGACCCCGATAAGGGCGAAGCGAAGAAGGAACTCGAACGCCTTCAGGCGCTCTTCCCGGGCGAGGAGGGCGAGATCGTCATCGACCCCCGGCACCGGCTGCCGTTCGTCGAGATAGCGGGGCGCTGGCTGACCGACGACCTCGTTCTCGGCAACGGCTACCTGGAGGTCCTGCGGAACGCGAAGGACGAGATTGACGGCTTCGCCCACCTGCCCGGGCACACGATGCGCGTGCGGCCCCGGGGTGGCTTCGTCCAGATCCGCAGCGGGAAGAAGGTTTACTTCAAGGAATTCGGCGACGAGCGGAACATCGACTACGAGACGGGCAAGGAGGGCGCCGAGGACCCGGCCCGCCGCGCCAACGAGGTCATTCACATCCTGGAGTACTCGTCGCGTTCGGACTACTACGGGATCCCGAAGTACGTGTCGGCGACGCCGGCGATCCTCGGCAGCCGCGAAGCCGCCGAGTACAACTACTACTTCTTCGTGAACAACGGCGTACCGCGGTTCGTCGTTCTCGTCAACGGCGGCGCCCTGTCGAAGGACTCGGAGAAATACATCCGGGAATACCTCGAGGCCAACACGCGCGGCGTCACCAACGCCCACAAGGTCCTCGTGCTCGAAGCCGCGTTGAACGACCAACTCGCGGCGCGCACCAACAACCGCGTCACGATCCGCCTCGAGAAGCTTACCGTCGGCGTGGCCGAGGACGCCAGCTTCCTGAAGTACCGGGAGGCCAACGACGACGAGGTGCGTGGCACGTTCCGGCTTCACCCGATATTCCTGGGGCAGGTCAAGGACGTGAACCGGGCCAACGCCATCGAGGCCCGCAAACTCGGCGAGGAGCAGGTGTTCCGGCCGATGCGGCGGACGCTGAACTACATCATCAACGCCACGGTCGTCGCCGACATGGATATCCAGAACTGGCGTTTCCGGTTCCGGTCGATGGAGCTCGGCGACCCCGGCGAGCAGGCCGAGGAGATAGAACGCCTTTCCCGCGTCGGCGGGTACACGATCAACGACATCCGCCGGGAGCGTAACCTCGAGCCGCTCGAGGAGGAGTGGGCCGACCTGCCGCTTTCGATCGCGCAGCTGCAATTGCAACTCGGGGGCCTCGCGTTCGACGACGAGGGTAAGGGCCTACTGGCGTCACTCAAGACGATGAAGACGGCGATATACGATGAAATCGCTCGACGCTCAGCTTAGGAAGATGTCCATCGCGGACCTCCTCGCGGCCGTCGATACCGTCGACGAGCTCGTCGCGAGGATCGACGGCGCGAAGAAGACGCGGCCGCCGAAAGACGTCACGGTCGCCCGGGCGCTCGAGGCCCGGATAAAGGCGCTCCTGGTCGAGAAGTACGCGGAGTTGTTCGACGGCGGCACCGAGGTCGCGATCGAGGCGTTCCTGCAGGGACTCCGCGCCGGTGACCTCGACGCGGCCGTCGACGGCCTCGTGGCGAAGTACCGGGCGGCGCTAACGCCCCTGGCCGACGCGGTGGCGGCGCCGGTGGGCCAGCACCTGAGCGAGATGTACGGCCTGGGCCGCGAACTCGCGCTCCTAGAATCCGGCGCCCCGGCTGGCGTATCGTTCGGCCTCGTGGACGAGGTAACGCTGGAGTGGCTGAAGAACGATTCTCATTTCTGGGTCCTGAACCACGTCGATAAAGACTTGGGGGAGTTGATTGCGAAGACCGCCCGGGAGGAGGCGCTTCGCGGGGGGCAGTCGATCGAGGAACTCGGCGAGACGCTGCGGGCCCTCCTAGGCGAGAAGTACGGCCTGTCGGAGAGTTACTGGGAAACCGTGGCGTCGTCGGCCGTAAATCGCACGCGGAACTTCGCCCGCGTCCGCGGCTACGGGGCGGCCGAAATCGAAACGCTCGAGATCCTGACGATGGGCGACGACGCGGTGTGCGACCGTTGCGAGCCGATGGGGGGACGAATCGTCTCCGTCGGCAAGGCGAACAAGCGGCTCGATGCCCTCCTTGATGACGACGACCCGAAAGCGGTCAAGGAGTATTTCCCCTGGCTGAAGGACGCGGACCAGGCGGGCGGCATTTCGGACCGGGAGATGAATAGCGGTAAGTGGCTCCCGGAATTTCATGGGAAATGTAGATGTACAACGGCGCCGGCGGGATGAGTCGAGTAAACGAGATACGATGCCAGCGGTGCGGCCGGCTCCTGCTACGGGCCGAGTCGCTACGCAACGCCGAGATTAAATGCCCGAAATGCGGGCACCTTAACAGGTTTACGGCGCCGTCGGCGCGGGACAAGCTGGCCCGGCCCGAGGCGACCAAAGCGATATGAACGAGCGATAGAAACGTAAGCGCCACGCGTCGACGCCCGAGAGCCCCCGAGAGGGCCCGGCACTAAGCCCCAGGGCGCGGCGTGAGAGGCCCGGAGAGGCCCGGCAATCGTCGAGAGATCGACGGCGGCCGGGCTTTTTACGTTGGAGGCGACGATGACGACGAGGAAGAACAAGGGACTCATTTTCGTTGAGATTACGAAGGTCAACGAGGACGAGCGGACCGTCGAGGGTTACGCGACGACGGACTCCGTTGACCTCGAAGGGGACATCGTCGACCTCGACGCGACTCGCGAGGCCGTCGAGGAGTACCGGAAGTGGGGCAACGTGCGGTACATGCACCAGGCCCACGCCGTCGGCGTCGTCAAGGATATGGAGGTCGACAATAAGGGCCTGTACGTGAAGGTCAAGGTCGTCGACGACGAGTGTTGGGTCAAGGTCAAGGAGGGAGTCCTAAAGGGATTTAGCATCGGGTTCCGGATCATCGAGTGCGTCTGGGACGGGTTGAAGGAGGTCTGGCGTATCACGAAGTACCTCCTGATCGAGGTTTCCCTCGTGGACCGGCCTGCCAATCCCGACTGCGTATACGACGTCATCAAACGCGCGGACGACGGTGCGATCCCGCCGGGCGATCCGGGCGCCGATATAAAAACGACGGTCGCCGGGCTTCTCGCGAAGGCCCTGGCGTTCCTTGGGATCAACGACAACCCGGCGAAGACGCCGACACAGGAGGCTGAAGAGATGACCGAAGAAGAAATCCGGAAACTGGTAACCGAGGAGGTCGGCAAGGCCGTCGCCGGGTTTGGCGAGAAGCTCGACGAAATCAAGGCGGCGTTGCCCGCGCCGGCCGATCCCGACCCTGACGAGTCGAAGGCCCCGGATCCCGAGCCGGCGGCTCCCGCCGATCCGGAAAAAGCGCCGGAGGCGACCGAGTCGGCGCCCCCCAAAGCCGAAGGCGAAAAGGCCGCGGGTAAATTCGACGAACTCAAGACCGAACCGGGTATCGGCGAGAAACTCGACGATATCCAGAAGCGCGTCAAGGAACTCGAGGCCGGCCGGAGCCGGGCCGCGACGGGCCAGGACCCGTCCCCGGAGAAGGGCGAGAAGTGGGCCGGCGTCATGGAAAACGTCTTCCGCTAACTCGACGGCAACACGACCAGTAACCCGAACCGAAAACAGCAACCGAACTACCGGAGGTTGAACGTGAAACGAAACGAGGAACTCATTCAGGCGGTGAAGTTCGCCGTGGCAGACCTGGCCAGCGGCGGCGAACTCAACGCCGAACAGCGCGAGGAGTTCATCCGGGCGGCCGTCGAGCAGACCGTGATCCTCAAGGAGGCCCGGTACGAGCCGATGGATCGGGAAGTCGAGGAGTTCCACAAGATCGGCTTTGCGAACCGCGTGCTGCAGAAACCGAGCGGGACGTACGGCACCACGGAGACTGGCGTCGACCCGGCGACCGGCATGGTCACGCTGACGGCGGTCAAGACGGTCATGGCCGTCGATATCGGCCTCGACGTGTTCAAGAAGAACATCGAGCGGGATCGGATCAAGGACACGATCATCTCGGCGATGGCCGAAAAGGCCGGCGTGGACCTCGAGGAACTCATCATCATGGGCGACACGACATCCGCCGAGCCCTTTTACACGATAAACGAAGGCCTGTTCAAGCTGGCCGGAACTCACGAGTACGACCACAGCTCCGCCGACTTCGAGCCGCACACGGTATTCAAGGGGATGCTGAACCTGCTTCCCAAGAAGTACCTTCGCCGCAAGGCGGAGTGGTGCTTCTACGTCCACGAGGAGATCGAACTCCTCTACCGGCAGTGGCTCGCCGACCGACTGACGGGCGCCGGCGACCGGTACCTCCTCGAGGACATCCCGGTTTTCTACATGGGTATACCGGTTATCCCGGTGCCGATGATCGTCGAATCGGGTTCGGGTGCGGACGCGGTCTCGTCCTCGCTCCTGGTTCACCCGAAGAACATCCTCTACGGCGTACTCCAGGACATCACCATCAAGGCCGAGGAGAAGTTCCGCGAGCAGTACGTCGCGGTCACGGGGACCCTCTGGACCGACGTCCAGTTCGAGGAAGAGGACGCGGTCGTCGAGGGCAAAAACATCAAGCATACCCTCGCCTCGTCTTAGGCGTGAGGAGGGGGCCGGCCTCGGCCGGCTCCCTCCGATAAACCGGAAGGCACGCTATGCCCTACTGCGATATCGACGACGTTCGCGCCGAGGGCGTGGACTCGAGCAGCGCGGATGACGCCCGGGTCAGTTTCCTGATCGACCTCTCGACCAGGTATATCGACCGGGTCACGGGCCAGTTCTTCGAAAGCCGACGCCGAACCCACACGCTGGACGGCCCGGGCGTCGATACCCTCTTCTTCCGAGTGCCGATCGTCGATCTCGTGCGCGTCGTCGTCGACGATACGACGGCGGCCGACCTGGCGGCGTTCGTCGCCGACGAGCGGCGGTTAATACGCCGCGGCGCCGCCTTCCCGCGCGGCCGCGGCAACGTCGTCGTCGAGGCCGACTTCGGCTTCCTGGAGGACGGCGCAACGCCGGCGCTTATCAAGCGGGTGTGCGTTCTTCTCGTTATTCGTAGCGTGCCGAAGGCCGCGACCGAGGAGGCGGCCGACGCCCGGCGGCAGGGCATGATCGTCGAGGAGAAGATCCGGGACTACTCGTACAAGCTGAGCGACCTGGCCCAGAGCGGCGGGCCCACCGGGGATCCGGAGATCGACGGGATCCTGGAGATGTACGCGGCGCCGCCGGCGATAGGGGCGGTGTGATGAGCGCGGCCCGGGGACACGCGTTGTTCAAGAAGCTGCTCCGGATGGAGGGCGAGGCGGTGTCGTACCGGCCGTTCGACCTGGAGGGGAGCGAGGAGTTCGCGGGATGGGAGGAGGGCGTCGACGCGTTCGAGGACGGCGTGCCGCTCGCGGCGCTCGTGACGTACGAGTTCACGGAACGGGTGCTGGCGGCGATCGGCGAGGACGTCGACTACTCGTGCGTCGTCGAACTCTCGACGGCGGAGTTGGAGGAGAAAAGCGTCACGTTGAAAGACAAGGACGTGTTCGAGGTCGGGGGGAAAACATATCACGTAACGAAGTTCCGCGAGACGAGGTTCTACGGGGGATCGCCGGCGAGCGTGCTGGCGGCCCTAAGCGAGGGTAAACCATGAAGGTAACGACATTCAAGAAGCCCGGCCGGTTCGACGTCGTCGACGTCAAGGCCGGGGAGCGGCGCCTGCTGCCGGACAAGACGGCGCTGGCGCTGCAGGCCAAGCGGCCCCACCTGGTGGAGGTGGCCGACCTGAACGGCGAGTACAACCGGTACGCCGGCCACGACCTAACCGGGAAGTCGCTTCTCCTGGTCCGTAACGGCGGCTTCGGCGACCTGTTGTTCCTAACGCCGCTGATCCGC